CTTCTTTCAACTCACGAATGGCCCCTTCCATAGGGGTCTCACCCTCTTCCATATGCCCACCAGGTTGGGTCCATTTACCGTTGTCTTTTCTTTTACCCATCAGGAATTTACTATCACAAATAACTCCAACAGCGGCTACTTGCTTTTGGACTCCGGCCTTCTTTAAGAACCCCGATGCTATGTTTTTAATCCCAGAAACTGCCCGTGATGCCAAACCCTTAGCATTTTGGACACCCTTTGTTACGTTAGGGTTACCAACTATCTTCGATGCTGTACTTTGAGCACTGTTGACTACTTTCCCAATTTCAGGTTTTGCAGCGACTCTCGAGATAAGATCCCTTGCTCCTTGAACAACTTGGCTTGCGGCCGACGGGGTGTTTCGAACGGCAGATCCTGCCGCTCTTAGGTTTTGTCTTGCATTTTCAACACGAACCTTCCTAGCTTCAGGTGACAACATTAATTTATCAACCATCCCTGGATTAGCAGCGTTTCTAAGCCTGTCTTGAGCCGACCTGACTTTGCTCATCCCAGAAACTTTTCTGGCCGTATCAACGGCCTTTAAACCACCACCAACAGCAATAGCTCCACCAGCGAGCATCTTAGCAGTCCTGTTAGAAGACGAACCATTCTCCGAATCAGATTGATATCCTCTCGAGGAACCTTGGCCAATACTGTAACTTGACCCGCCGTATGTGTTTGCTTGTTTGTAGAATCCGCAGGATATGCTGTTCATTGTCTCTAATCTCCAAGATAAACCGATTCATCCGTAATTCAAGCTTAAGAAAAGGGCCCCTTTCGGAGCCCGTTTAAATTAAGCGGTCAAAATCTTGATTGGAACAATTCGATCAAACTGCATTGATACTCCTTCCATGATCAAAACAGACCCAGAAGAGATACTCATGTTATGACCCTGAACATGACATGTCTCTAAGTACATTGCCCCAACACTGGTTGTATTAGCATCCTTAAAGTAGATTGCCATACCAGTTGGTTGGTTGAAGAGGTCAGAAGCAAGATCGATAAAGAAGTAGTCTTCACCAGGAGTTTTTCTTAAAGTGTGAAGTGATGTTGCATCAACCACGTCTAAAAGCTGAGCTGCTGGATCGAGAACTTCTTTTCCATCAACAGTGATGGTAGATCCCGGAGCTTGCGATCCAAAGACGATACCATTGGGGTTGTTAGGCTGGTTGTAATAAGCGTACAACACTCTAAGAAGAGATGGGCCAAAATAGAACGTTCTTCCGATACTCAATGAACCGATAACTCGTCCAGGAATAAAGTAAGATCTAATTGAACCAATTTCAAAGATACGTTGTAATTGCTTTGATTGTTGTAAACCAACAGACTCCAAGAGTCCGATTGGGTACACCCCACCAGTTTGTCCAGCAGAGCTTGTCTGCGAAACTTTAGGTGGACCTGAAGCAATCAAGGTACTCTCAGCGGACACAAATTGCCCGCCTTCGAGTTCTTGTTGAACGTGAAAATTATGAAAGTCCCAGTTACTGTAGTCTGTTGTGGCCATTAGGTCCTCCTTCCTTATTCAATCTCAAGGTCGATGTCGATATTGTTGAGCGGGATAGGGAAGTCACAACGGAAAGTCATAAGAACTGTATCCGGTTGTGTCTCTGACTCTACGACTCGAGTAAGAGTTCCGCTTCGAATCACACCACCAATTCGAGGCTGGCGAGTGCTTTCTTTCAAGAACGTAATGAGTGCCTTAGCTCTAGATTTCAACTCGTCAAAAGTCGTATCAACAATGTTGTAAACACCGATGAAAGACTTGTAGTTGTTTCTAATAAACTTAGCAGCAAAGTCGACGTTCTTTGTCACACTCAACTCTTGGAACTGGATTGTCGATGTGTCTGTTGTCAGCTGGTGACGAACAAATAAGGCCTGACCTTCACCTTGCTGAGCTAGAACTAGAGTACCGCCACCGGCGATAGTGTTCAACTCGCTCTCTTTAAAGTATCTACTTGAATGTGACAATCCAAGGAACCCACTAAGAGAGAGGTTAGTGAAACCTTGCTGTGTAGGAAGACCAGTGACTAAAGCCCCAATGGCCACAGCACCGTAATACCCAGGAACTTTTTCGATCGTGTTACCGACCGGAGCTTCTATGACATCTGGCCAAACGTGAACCATTCTACGAGAGCCAATCGATGAGCTATATCCGGCAATAGCTTCCGCCTGTTTAGTCTTCGTAAGCTCGCGTACAACTTCATATTCGATTGCAGTTACTAGGACAGTGATACCTGGAATCTGCTCAACTTGAACTTCTTTATCGGAAATCACACTAGTGATCTTATGATCTCCAATCGCAAGAGAGTTTGATGCTGCTGTGATTCTGATGATATCTCCAGCGCCTATACCTGTTGCAAAGAAGGTTGCGTTACGGTCGTAGAAGTTGATTCCATTGGAAGCAACCCCGTCTTTTCGATTGATGAAATAAACAATGTCTGAAGTTGTTCCAGAAGTAATGAACGCAGCATTTAACACAACGTTGTTATTATCTGTTTTCGACACAACATCATATGCACCAGGAGTGCAGTTTGTCCCACTAACAATCGTAACCGTGTCACCTGGTTGAACATTTAAAAATGCATCAACTGATAAATCGGTAAAGACGGTCGGAGTAACAAAAGCACCTTCTCCGTCTACTTGGGTATTAACGATGATTCTCGCACCAACGACTAATGTACTAGTCGTTGATACAGCTTGTAACTCCTCTTCAGTGATAAGAGTTCTGTTGAATAAACCCATTCTCTCTAGCTTATTATCAGCAGAAGATAGCTGGTCAACGTGAGTCTTTAAGTTTTGATGAATAACCGGGTTATGCGTCAATACTGTGATCGCGTAACTTGGGTTCGTAGAAGAGGTGTCTTCTGCCTCAAGGACATCAAATGCGTTCAAGTAAGACAACAGCTCATTACTAACAGCATCACCATCAAGACCTAAAATTCTAGTAGGAGTGACAGCGTTTTGAAGAGCAATACTAGAAGCAAAACCTAGAGGGTTTTGTGGAGTTACCTGAGAAGAGTTCCCGTACAAAGCATAAATTTCAGCGATATCTGTAAACTCTCTTAGTTGTGTTGCTAAATCGTTTCTGAGACCACGATAGCTTGCATAAACGCTACCATCGATAATCTCAAAGTCGTTTACTCCAACAGAGAACAAGAGCCCTGCTGGGAGCTCAATCCCGTTCTCATCGGCAACAAACCCTGGTTCACTAATCAGATCCACTCGATCAACCTCGATGGAATCAACATCTCTGATAACTGTGTAAGTTATTGGAGACTCTTCTTCACTTAGTGGGCTTTGTAGCTCCAGGATATTATCACTTGTTTTGGCCTTAACAACATACTCACCAGCGTTATTATTACCGCGATCACCTGAGATAGTGTAAGCAACATCAGACGATGCGCCCCCACCATCATTGACGTTTCCATCGAGAAGAAGGAGATCGTCAGTAATTTTTGCAGTAACTGTATAGGTGCCAGTGTTCGTGTTTAAACCACCTGTAACAACCACAGAGTCACCTGGTTTTACGTTTGCAAACAAACCAGCAGACCCAGCAGTTAATCTGTTAGGGTTAGCTGTTGATGTTACGCCGTCAGTTTGAGCGGTTACGATAGGCAATCCAGTCACAGGCGAGATAACAACCTTGTCTCCGGCCAATACGTTTGCAAATTTTGTTGCAGTATCGTCCTTGAAAGATTGTAAGCTTCCTCCTTGTGTGTACCCTGTCGAACTTTCAGCGAGGATCTCAATCGTCGCGTCTTTGATGACAACGGAAAGAGGTTTCTTAGTTGCTGGGTAAACTTCACCAGCCAATTCTTTTTCAAGATCGACTTGAGCCCCGGCAGCCAAACTAGCATAGCCGTAAGCCTGGAGATTACCAGTATAAGTCCCAAGCAAGTCATCGTTAACAAGCTGGTAAGCTGGTCCGATCACTACGTTGGGAAGAGCTTGCGCGGCCAAAGCTGGTTGCGCATTTAGAAAAATCTGCGTTACTTTAACGCCGGGTAGTCTGTAAGCCATACTACTCTCCTCCTAAAGATGATTCTCACAATCAATGAGAATTTGTTTCAATTTTCGAGCTGCTTTATCACTTAAGACCCATCTATCTTGGATCTGCAATGTCACATAGACAGGAACCATATACAACTCGTCTTCCACACCGCTCTCAATCAACGCTTCGGCACCTAAGCTCACACTTTTAATTGTGAAAAAACCTGCTTCTCTTAGGACTGGCTTGAACAGTTTGAAGCTGTTGAACACAACATACGCCAAATTTTCAGCCTCAATCCCCTCACGAGAGTAACAAGAAAAAGCTACCGAACCGAGAATAAGATCGCTATAAGTGCGGTCACCAGTAGTTAAACCTCTCTGTTCGACACCATTACCACCAAGCCCCATATTTTGGGCGCTCATTGGCCCTCGTACGGCTATAATTGCTGGCTTGATTTGAACAGCAGCTAAATTTACTGTGTGTTGGTCGCAAATCTGAATCTCTGTCTTTGTGTCATCCCGATCGTATCGCAAGCAACCGGATGGTCTCGTACTAAAGAGCTCTTGGAGAAACATGAGAGAGGCTCTTTTTGCAAAAACTGCAATATTAGGAGTCTCTTTCCTTTGCTCTCCAGGCCTGTAGTCTTGCCAATTACTGCCTGCCATTTGTTCCCTCTACAGATTGTAACACACTACTATGCAATTCTTCGAGTGTCTTTCTCACATGAGATAAGGCCTCTTTATTTGATGCAAACCGTCGGACCCCCTCCGGTTTAAATTTGTACTTTTCAGCCAGGATTTTGTCGGTGGTTTTATTGCTTTTTTCCATTAAAACTCCGTCTCATCCCTGATGGCCCTAAATTCATCTACCATGGATACTCTGATCTCTTCATCCAAGGGTAGTTTATATTCTATATCAGTCTTATTAACATGAGATAGTCTAACTAATTGACGCAGGACTGTCTGCCTTTTTTCTGCTAAGAAAACACTCTCAACTCGCCATAACTTATTAGGTAAGACTTCTACTATGACATCGCCACTGTCTAAAAGTGGGTAGTTGGTGAGTTCTGCATCGTTTTGGCCAACCTGTTTCTCACCAAACTCCGCTACCATGTCAATTTTTTGTTCTGGGTTAAAATCCATCCATATAGGAATAGGTGTGTAAAACCCACCAAGAGTACCCGTCCCGTAACAGGTTTGGCAGTTGGACTTAGTAACTCTCTTCAATATGACATCCCAACACTCAGGGCAGTGTGTAGTGTCTCTCTTTCTCTTCAAGATCAGCGCAGGAGCTCCGGCTATATAGCGGTATTTAAACTCGTGCTCTTCTACAATATAGAGACCAACAAGATCCTCGCCAATTTGCCAAGCGAACTCATTACTTTCAAAGGTTTGGACAACCGCATTCGACCGGTATTCTCTTGCGATTACTTTATAGATGTAGTGTTTTTGAAACATCCGTAAAGAAGGCTCCGTGTCTACGTACTCATAAAGCTGATCGCTTGCTATTTCTGCCGTAATAGGAGACATATCTTCAGGGCTTTCCCCCCGATATACAACAAACTTTAGGTTCTTAAGATTTTGAGTGGTAGTTTTTAGCTCCCATCGAATGAGTATGCGTGGGAAGTCTGCCAAACTTAAGACTTGTGCGGAAGCCATCTTAAATTCGATATCCCTAAGATTTCCAGCGCTGGAGAACATCTTTAGTCCTTAAAAGCTAAAGCCGATATCGTCGTATTCCGAGCTAATACCACCCCAGCCTTGCTTAATATTTTGGTAAATTTTGTAGTTTTTCTTTTTGACTTCATAGTCAGATACAAACATCTGTAGCCAATTCATATAACTCTGGCCTTTATCAAAACGAGAAAAACTGGACCCACCAGAGTTGTAGATTAGACGGTTCCTGTCCTGGTAGATACCCTGCATTTTAAGGATTTGAATTGTCGCCCCGTGCATCAAGAGATAGAGGCTTGGGAAGGTTTCTATAGATTGCAGTGAAATAAGAGGGACAGTGGAGTTCCAATCACTGAGACACAGCTCTAGTGCGAACTCCATCAGTTCATCGTCGGATTCTTCTTTTCGTATAAGTTTGTTGAGTGCAGGAGTGTCCCTTAGAAATAAACGAAGAAACTTCTTCGCTTTGTTCATTCTACGAATGCCATCAGCTGTTCGTGGTCCACAATCCATACGCTCTCCTCACAGCTTACTCTCTGTTCTCTCTAGATGGTGCCGTGACCGTAAACCCTTCCGATTCTGGGCGAGTAGATAGGTTTGGGGCAACCACTGTAAAATTATCCTTACCATCCGGATTAACGGCACCTTCGTCATTTTTCTTTGAGGCTTTAAAGTCTTTTTGAGAAGCTGCTGAAGCTTCTCCCATGCTCATTGCCTTACCTTTTTTGCTTGACCGGGTGTTTTTTTTCTTTTCCGTTCCTCGCGTAACGCTTCCATCGCTGTTTACTTGATTCGCGTTGGGAGCAGGTTTATTGGCATGTTGCTTAAGCAAGAGTGATACGTCTTTAACTGGTCTGATCTCAAGCGCTCCTGATTTTTGAAGTCTTAGATGAGACTCTTCGAGCTCTTCCGTTAAAACACTTCTTCCAGGGTTGAGAGTGTGTTCAGACTTGTGTCCACTTTGGACTGCAAAAACACTAACGAGAAAACCAACTCTTTCTCTAATATTTTTAGGGTTTTGTTTTCTAGTGCTGTTTATTAATTGAAATTTTTGAGCCATGTGTCCTCCGAAGAAAAACCAGGGGTACTAAGACCCCTGGATGAAAAGCTAGTTAGCTATTAAACTGTTCCATTAACAGGGATTGGAGCTGGAACATCAAGTTCGATCTTAGCAATCGAACGAATGTTACCAAAACCAAGTCCGACGTATTCCCAAGTCTTCCAAACGATCAAGTCAGCTTCTTTCTTGATCCAAAACTTCATGTCGGACAAGATAAAGAAGTTACCAAGGTAAGCTGGACCAGTGAATCCCCAGATCTCTCCAGGAAGAATTAGGTCAGTCTTGTTAGTAACAACAACCTTACGCCCCATCATCTTAGGGTATTTGTACCCGTCCTTACTAATCTCAGAAGCGAGTTCATGACCGATTTCGGTAGCCGGTTGAACCATGTAGTCATCGAAGTCTACTTGGTGCATAAGGGCAGTACCCATCTCCAATTGATCAGCATCAATCATCTTAAAGAGCTTTGTCATTTCCTTGCGAGTGTTGCTTGTAGAAGAACTCACAAGACGCTTGCCAGTACCATTGATAGCTGATTCAGCGAATTCAATGAACTTAGCATCTTCAATACGTTGGATGTCTTTCACTGAGTTCTCTTCGATTACCTTAGTGATTGGGTAATCATAAGCTAAAAGCTCAGCTTCAGGTTTTACGAACTTCTCAGACTCAATCTTGAAAAACGGAATCGCATAGCGCTTGCCATCGATGTAGTTTTCATTTGCTTGAGAAGCGAAG